TATTTCGAGGCCGGTCTATATTCGGGCCTATATGTCGATCCGGATGTCACCAAGTGGAATAAGGTCACGCGATTAGCGTTTGAATATCAATACTCATACAGAGAGTTTAAGCAAAAGTTTGGTCAAGCGGCTTTAGATAAGTTAGCGCGTACAGATATCGAGGAGCACCGGACCGGCAAGCCGATAATCTGCTTTGAATATCACGATAAATTCTTGCGTGAAGTAAGGTGGTTTGCTGAAAACTCCGAAGACTTCTTTCAGCCGCTCGGTATGCCGGAGGCCGATCCTGACGATATCCAAGAGGTTGAAGCCGGAGGGTATGACAACTCAGATCTTTACGGGCTATCGGGGTTTTTCCCTTGTGCCGAGCCGTTAGTTATCAATCAATCGACGAAAGACTTTTGGCCAACGCCTGAATATTTCCAGGTGGCCGACATTCTGGATGACATTCATAGCATTGTCGGGCGCATGGTGCTTTTAACAAAAGCCATCCGCGTAAGGTTTCTATTCGATAGCTCGGTGAAAGAGCTTTCCGGCCTAATCGGAGAGACGGGGGAGGGCGGCGGCTTAGGGGTTCCAAACCTAGAGCAAGCATTGATGAACGGGAAAGGCAGCTTAGTTAACTTAGTTGCTTACTTTCCTGTGGAGGAGATGATTAAGGGCCTCCAAAACATGTACACGGCCTTTGAGCAGCGCCTTAACATGTTTTATCAGGTGACGGGCCTATCTGATTTGATTCGCGGCCAAACTTCAGATGTTGAGAAGACGTACGGAGAGCGCCAACTAGAGGGGAAGTTTGCGCTTAATCGGATTGAGCCTTACCAGCGCAAGATTCAGGAGTGGATTAAAGACAACTATCAGCTCCTCATGGAGATGGCGCTTAAGATGTTTAGCGATAAGACTCTTGATGAGTACATCACGCCGCAAACGTTAGACGATGAAGACAAGCAAAGGTATGTCCAGGCGCTTGAGCTTTTGAGGAGCAATAAGCGGCGGCGCTTCCGCGTAGATTTTGAGACTGATTCGACTATCGCAATTAATCAGGAATGGAAGCGCAAACAAGCGATTGACCTAGCGAATGTGCTCACTAAAGCGATGGAGTCAACGGCGAAGGTAGCAGAAACACAGCCGGAACTAGCAGCGACAGAGCTCAGTGTACTAAAGCATTTGATGGGAGAGTTTTCAGACGGCAAGCTTTTTGTTGATGAAATCCAAGATTCTATCCAGCAAGTAATTGACCGGGTATCTCAGCCGAAGCCGCCAGAGCCTAATATAGAGCTAGAAAAGCTTAAGCTTGAGCAGCAAAAGTTAGCGGCTTCCAGCCAGCTTGAGCAGCTTCAAATCCAGTCTAAGAACGCGCTTGAGACGGCGAAGCTGCAGCAACAAGAGAGATTCAGCCAACTTGAGACGCAGCTAGCACATATCAAGATGATGAACGAAAACGGCTTTAAATCTGCAGAGATCCAGCAGAAGGCCGAGAGTTTGCAAGCTGAAATCGCACTAGCACAGCAAGATCTTGTTTTGAAGCGCCAAGAGTTCTTACTAGCAGCGCAAGAGATAGCGAGCAAAGCAGAAGCGAAGCAGCTTGAAATGATGCTAGATGCGCGGGTTGAGCAGCAAAAGAAACAACTCGAAGAGCTTTATTATGGGCTTGAGCGCGAGAAGGTAATGCTTGATGAGAAAGAGAAGTATTTAACAGAAGCGCGATTGCAAGCAGAGCACCAACTGAATGCGCTTACCAGCATGGCCGAGCTTCACAACACGATCAAGGAGGTTAAGCAATCGCCGCCGCCGGTCACGGTACACCTTCAGATGCCAGAAGCGCCGAAAACTCGCAAGAAGCGGAGAGGGCGAATTGTGCGCGACGAATTAGGCAACGCGACACAGATCGAGCTTGAAGAGGAAGAGGGGTAACAGATGGCAGTTCAGAACGTAGCCAATAATCCAATAGGGAATTACCCGGTATTAGTCACTAAGCTTGCTGATTTATCCCAGGTGCAATCAGTCAACGCGATTCTTCCATTTATCAGCAACCAGGACGATGACGGCGCCGGGACGGTATACACGGGCTACGCCTTGCGAGGGGCATCAGATGCAACCGCATCATGGTTCATCATGAAGCAAGTTACGAGCGGCGCTGTAACCACTATTCGCTTTGCTAGTGCGCCGTTTACGATGAATCAAATCTGGGACGATCGGGCTTCACTGACATATACATGACGATAACAATAAACCCATATACCGGATTACCGGACGTTATCGGCACCGGAGGAGTTGGCGCGGCTGGTGAGATCATGGTTGGTAGCGCCCCGCTTACGTCGACGGCATCGGTCGGGTCGGTTGTTTTCGAGGACGCCAACGGGGTTTCTTTCGGCTTAAACGGCCAGACATTAACGGCAAGCATCGGAGTTCTTGGGAGCGTAGCGGCCTCAGCTTCAAACGGGTCATTTACATTCAATACGCTGTCATTCGGCAATCAAGCCGGACTGTCTTTTTGGACATCTGGCGGGTCAATAGTTGGATCGCTTGGGCCGCTAGCGTTTTCAGGGTCGAACGGATCTTCAACCTTTTCAACTATTAGTTTTGGCAACTCTAACGGGGTGTCATTTTACGCTACAAATGGATCGCTAGTAGCGAGTCATAACGCATTAACAAGCCAGAGCAACCAAGCGTTAAGCGGCAGCAACGGAAGCTTTACGTTTCAAACTGCGACGTTTGGCAACACTCATGGGATTTCACATTTTACAAGTAATGGCTCTTTAGTAGCGAGCTATAACCCGCTTTCTATCTCGGCTGTCGGTGGCGGTGCATCGTCAGGCACGTTGTTTTTTTCTAATGCTAATGGCGCTTCGTTTGGAGTGATCGGCGGTACCGCAATGACTCTTTCGTATACGGTGCCATCCGTTACAAATTCATCGTGGACGGTATCGGATGCAGCGGGAGCTTCTGGATCGGTTGCCCGGCTTCATTTTGCTAATGCTAATGGCGTTACATTATCGCTATCAACTGGCGGCGGTGGTAGCCATACGATTGTCGGATCGCACAATGCGCTTACGTCTCAAAGCGTTCAAGCCTTTTCCGCCTTTGGCGGCTCATCGACATTCCAAACGTTAATATTTGCCGATACTAACCAAGTTAGTTTCACAAACACCAACGGCTCAGTCGGAATTGCTTCCATCAAGCTTTCGATGTTCGCCGTCAGTAACACAACTCAAAGCTCAAACGGGACAGCTAACCACACGGCGCTATCTTTCGGCGGAGCTGGCATCGCTTCGGTTGGCGTTACTAACGGGTCGGTGGTGGTTTCTGCTTCGCAATCAAATCAAGCTTTCAGCGCGGCGGGAGGTTCTAGCGCGTTCCAGACTCTAAGCTTCGGCGATAATGTCGGTGTTTCATTCACTAACTCAAACGGTTCGTTAGCAGTTGCTTCGGTCAAGCTCTCGCTTCATGCGGTATCGAATACTACTCAGTCAACTAGCGGTACAGCTAATCACTCTGCAATCTCCTTTGGCGGCGCCGGAATTGCGAGCGTAGGAGTAACCGGCGGGTCAGTAGTAATATCGGTGCCAGCAGGAGCGCCAAGCCCTGTCAACTTTTCAGCCGGAGCAGCAAGCGCAGACCTTGGAAGCGTGGTTTTCTCTGATAGCAACGGCGTGTCATTTGGATTAAACGGGTCAACGATAACCGGGAGTCATAACGGACTAACCTCACAATCGAATCAAGCATTCTCAGCAGCCGGAGGATCGTCGGCGTTTCAAACTCTCAACATCGCCGACACGAACGGTGTCAGCTTCACCAACACAAACGGGTCTCTTGGGGTCGCATCCGTTAAGCTCTCAATGTATGCGGTATCGAACACAACTCAAAGCAGTTCGGGAACGGCTAACCACACAGCGTTAAGCTTTGGCGGTGCCGGGATTGCGTCAGTGGCGGTGACGAATGGATCGGTAGTTTACGAAGTGCCGAAGTTCACGATCCGCGATTTTGAAAACATGCCAAAAGAAACTCTTAACCTAAATTCGAACATGATGAATGCAGCCGTTACTCAGCGGCCTATGTTCACTCCCGTTATAATTCCGGGGTATTTGACGCATAATGTTCTTCAGATCGAAGTGTCTCGCGCTACTTCCGGCAGTAATGCATTTACGGCACAAGCAGCGATTTATTCTTTTGTAAACTCTACTCAAATAGGGCTTATAGGGACGCTCCAAAATGTGTTTTCTAATACAGATACCGGCTCTATTTCAGGCATCCGGCGGTTGCAGATGACGGGGTGGGAAACAGCGGCAACGAACTTAACTCCGGGGCATTATGTAATGATGCTGTACTTTTCAGCTACGGCAACGGCTTCAGCAAACTACTCGATTCGTGGAGCGCTCACAGCGAATCCGCCTGTCGGCGTTATCGGCGGTGGGACAGATGCGGTGACAACCGCAACAAGCGCGCTTGCTACAACGGTAGGTTTCGGCGCGTTTAAAGGTCGCTACACGACAACCACAGCTTCTCCGCCGTCTACGGTTGATTTTGCACATGTTCAAGGATGGACCACATGGGCGAATCCTTACATTTTTCTAGGACTAACGTAATGAAACCTCAAATAATAATCGAAGACCACAAAGGGCATCATAACGGGAGTGACTTTGCAAAGCGGCTTGAGAACGCCAAGCTCTACAAAGACTCCTCCACCATCTGCGTAGTGCCGACACGCGGGGAAATCCCGGCGAAGGTGGTTCAAAACTGGCTCGGCTTAATGACGCCGATGAATCAGAAGTTTACCCGCATTTTCATGATCGGCTTAGAAGTCGGGGAAGCGTACAGCCAGGTGGTTGACGCAATTCTAGCAGACAAAGAACTTTCAAAATGGAAGTACATGTTGACGCTGGAAGAGGACAACATGGTACCGCCAGATGGTCTAATCAAGCTCATAGCTAACATCGGTGATTATGATGCTATCGGCGGCCTTTACTGGACCAAGGGAGAAGACGGCCAGCCGATGTGCTACGGCCGGCCAGATGTGGCGCCGCTTAATTTCATTCCGCAAATCCCAGAGCCGGGAACGCTTACGCCGTGTAATGGCTTAGGTATGGGCTTCACGCTCTTTAAGATCGCAAGCCTTAAAAAGATGCAAGAGAAGTACGGATCGCCACTTTTCAAAACTGTACAGGTGTACGAGCCCGGCAAAGGTTCCCAGGCGTACACTCAAGACCTTTGGCATTTTCAGCGAGGCCGCGAAATGGGCCTTAAGTATGCGTGTGATTCGCGGGTGCTAGTTGGTCACTATGATTTTACTAACGATAGGGTGTGGTAATGGCAAACATAACGTTAACGATTCCAGATGATAAAATGACGCGAGTGATAGATGCGCTTGCATTCAAGTGGAACTATGACGCGGGAAGCGGGATACCTAAAGGCCAGTTTGTAAAGTCTAAGCTCATCGAAGCTATCAAATATTGGGTGATTGAATCGGACCAAGAATCTACTCGGAGAGCAACGGAAACGGAGGTTGCCGGGATAGATATCACATAAAAACAACTGAAAAGGATAGGTAACTATGGCAAGGAAAAGCCAGAAAAAAGAGACGCTAGTTAAATTGGATTTAGCTTGTGGAGATAATAAGCGGGAAGGTTTTCAAGGGGTGGACGTTCATAAAACGCCAGCCGTGGATATTGTCGCCGATCTCTTCAAGCCGAAATGGCCTATTAAAAGCAACTCGGTGGATGAAGTTCACTGCAGCCACTTCATAGAACACCACCCAGATTTGTGCCTGTTTTGGTCAGAGCTTTATCGCATCATGAAGCCAGGCGGCACAGCTACAATCATCGCGCCTTACGGCAAGAATAACCGCGCGTGGCAAGATCCGACACATTGCCGGGCGATAGTAGAGGAATCGTTTTTCTACCTGGATAAGAATTTTAGGAAGATGAACAAACTTGATCATTACCTAGCCGATGTCGATTTTGAGTTCACGGTGGTCTATGTCGGCATAGATCCGATGTGGCAGAATAGAAGCGAAGAGGCCCGGAATTTTGCGATAAAACACCATTGGAACGTAGTAGCAGATTTACAAGCAACGCTTAAGAAACGATGACGCTTCTTTATTACTTAAGATCTTCTAATGGCAGCCAGCCAGCGAGCCCTTACGAGTGGGACAAAGATGATCTGTTTGAGAAGCGGAAGAAGAAAAAAGAGTCGTTAAGTAAGAAAAAGAAGCTTGAGAAAGAGAAGCTAGAGGCGTTTAGAAAAGAAGTTCAGGAGCTTGAAGCAAAGGCACTAGAGAAAGCAAGAAAGCGGAGGGATGAAGAGGATCTTCTTTTACTGTTAATGGACGAATTAGACGAGTTCGACGCATGAGCATAAGAACCAAAACATTCAATTACGGTAACGAGCACGAAGCAGAATGGCCGCCGAAGTACCCGCAAAAGCCGGGCGGCTTTGTGGGCTATTGGGATAAGGAAAGCCAGAGCTTTAAAGAAGGCTATCCACCGAGGCCGGAGAAGCACGGAGAGGCACCGATAGTGATATTTGATTCTATGCCTAAGACCTATCACGAAGGGGCTTGCAGGGAGATCGAATCACGCAAGGAGTGGGAGCTAGCAGACAAGCAGCACGGGTGCATTACGTTTGGCGATAAAGAACAGGCGAAGCCGAGAGTTGACGCAGCGAATGAGGCAAAGCGCAAAAAGCAGGAGCTTCGTCAGGCAAGCCTTACGGCGCTTAAGGCGTACCGAGAGAATCCCAAGGAGATTAGCCAAAGGCTTCAAAAAGAGGCCGAGGCGCAGCGGGAAGTAGCCGAGAAATCGGGGTTAGATAAACTTATCAAGGAAATAAAAATATGAGCGATAAAATCAGTGAAGCAACAATCGAGCGGCCAGCGCCGGAAGTAACAGCCGGGGAAGAGTCTAAATTTGATGGCATGAGCAACCGAGAGGCGCTAGAAAAGGCGCTTATTGAAAAGCGGGAAACTCCAGATGACGAGCCCAAACAAGCGGCGCCGACAGTTAAAGAGGTAAAGCAAGCAGTAGCCGATGAACCAGAGCCGCCAGCCGAATTTAGCGCAGCGGGTAAAAAAGCATGGCAGGAAAAGGATATTACCGGGATTCAAAAGGAGTTCAGGCGGATTCATGACGCTAGGACTCAGGAGCTTTCACGGGCTCAAACCGAGGAGCGCAAAGCTAGGGAAGAGGGGAAGACCTACCGGGAGCTTGCGAAAATGGCGGCGCCTTACATTGAAGCGCGGGGGCAGGACGGGGTTACGCCAGAAAAGGCTATAATGGAGGCTTTGGCGTTAATCAACGAATTTAAGAAAGGTGATCCGGCAACCGTAAAGGCAGAGCTTAAAAAAGTTGGAATTGACTTAGACAAGGCGCCGGGAACAACCGCAACCATCCCGGATGAGATAAAAGCGGAGATTGCTGGTTTACGATCTACCGTTGATTCTGTCATTAAAGAGAAAGAGGCTCAGAATTTCCAAAAAATCGTTCAAACATTTGACACGGTTTTTACGAAGCTAACCTCTGAAAAGACTCGAACGGGCGAAACCGTTTTCCCTGACCTGCTAGACAATAGCGAGAAAGGTAAACAGTTCGCTAGAGAGTTAGGATCTCTTACTCAAGACCAACGTTTCCAAGCGGGGGTTTTGCGCCGATTCCCTGATGCTGATCTAACGGTTGTAGTCCGAGAGGCTTACAAGTATTTAGGCGGCAAGGTATCTGGCGAACCAGTAAAAGTCTCCGAAAGCAATCAAAAACACATTGATAAATCGAGGCGAGCAGCGGCTTCTGCCCCTGGAAGGGTAGCGGTACGAAATGACTCCTCGAATCTAGTTGGCAAGCTTTCCAAAAGAGCGGCGCTAGCTAGAGCTTTAGAAGAATCACGGGAGCATTAAGTTAGATCTCCCGTGCTAAACGGGAGATTTTAACGTGACTGTAAGTGATATTTACGCAACAACTTGGGAATACCGAGAAAAGAAACCGGCTGATGCCGTGGCCGATAACATCCCGCTTTTGTGGAAAATGCGGAAAAGCGGCGGAATCAAGACAATTGCGGGTGGTCGGTTCATTTCAGAAAACATCCGCATAGCTCAAAACCAGTATGTACAGCTAATCGATCCGGATGAAGAGATCGCAATGGGGTACAATAATACCCTAGCCGATTTCCAGTTCACGCCGAAGATTATCGTTACTCCAACGGTCATTAACGAGCTTGAAATGGCGCAGAACCAAGGGGACGCGCAATTCCTTGACTTGCTAGATGAGCGGCAGGAAGTAGCGGATGCTTCGACTTGGAACGTCATGGAAGCGATGCTTCAGGGTGACGGCACTACATACGGCGGCAAAGCGTTCAGCGGTATCAGAGCATTTATCGTTGATACAACTACCTCCGGATCTGTAGGCGGCTTATCGCGCACTACATATTCAGCAATTCGAAATTCCTCTGTGAATTTAGCTTCGGTGTTCGGTTCGGCAACGGACGCGAGCAATATCGAGGCGCGATTGAGGTACACAAAAAACCTAATTGTGAGAGGCACGGACAAACCGGACCTAGCTCTTTTAGGTCAGACATACTTTAACGCCGGAGCGGATTCGTTCTCAGCGAAGCAGCGTTACACGGTCGATAAGGACATGTACGAAGCAAACTTTGATAACTACGTTATCGAAGGAATGACTGCAGTGTTGGCGGGTGGAAAGATCTTTTCGGGTCTATCGCACATCGCAGCGGATCGCGGTTATTTGCTGAATACCAAGACTTTCAATCTGAAAATGTATAAGGGCTACAACTTCCAGCCATTGAATAAGCGTACTTCGTTTAATCAGTTGGTTGAAGCAGCTCTTTTACTCGGAATTGGAAACTTAACGATCAATAACCCAGGTTTGAACGCCGTGGCTTTCGACTCGTAATTAGTAGGAGATTTTAAAAAATGACAGCTTTAGCAAAATATAACCTTACTAGTTCAGACGGCACCACAGCGGCGTTTGCGCTAGGGACTGAGATTAATGTTAAGGGGGCAACGTACCAGTATTTCAAGGCCGCCGGATCTATCGCAGCTTACTCACTTTGCACAGTGCAAAATGATTTTGATGCGGAAGAGGGAACCACTACAACGTCAGGCGCCAAGCCGACAGGTTGTTGCGTTCCTCAGTTTGCGGTTGCAGACCTTGAATATTTCTGGGCGCCGGTCGGACCTTTCGGCCCGTATCGTGAAGACGGAAGCACAACGTTTAAAGTTAACGCGGCGCTTAACTGTGCTGGTAGCGTGAAGCTTTACACAACTGGCACCGATGGCGTAGTTGACGATTCAGCAACGGATCTAATTGCTGGCTTGTTACTCACTGAGACAATCACAACTGCAGAAGCCGCCGATTGTATCGCGGTTCAACGGTTGGTCACAAACTGCCAGGATTAATGCCTAACTAACACCGGGGCGCTAGTTTAGGCCCCGTTTTTCATACAAGGATTGCATGGAAAGCGTAGAAACTTTTGGTTCTCCTCTTTTGCAGGATGTTCAGTTTAACCAAGATGGTTCGCTGAAACAGTCAGGCAAACAGAACGTTAAATTTTACAACAAAAAGCGCCTATCTTTCAGAGCTAAGAAAGATGTAGACGGCAATATCATCATCGATCCGAAGACCGGGCTTCCGTTTAAAGAAGCTTTTGAAGAGATCGTTGAAATGGTTCGCGTAGAAACGCGGGGCGATACGAACATCAAAGATGACGTAGCCGACGATTTTATCAAGCGGCAATTTTACCGGCAATATAAGTATTTTCGTGAAGGCAAGATTCCGGACGGGAATCCGATAGAAGACTTTGATTTTCTGCAGCCGCCTACGATCATGGAATTACACATGCTAGGGATTCATGTAATCCAGCAAGTAGCGGAGATGAGCGATCTTGAGTGTTCGCAGTTAAAAGATCAATCCGGCTTCGAGGTGCGAGACATTGCAGCGCAGTGGATTAAAATCAACTCGCCGAATGGTCAGGCAGTAAAAGCAAGCCGATTAGAGCTAGAAAACGCTCGATTAAAAAGAGAATTGGAGGAGTCCAAGGGGCGCCGGGTAACTATCCAGGAGCCAGATGTTCAACAGGAAAGTGTTCATGCGGAGCCAGAAGCGCCGCTTGCGACGATAGAGTTGACGCCGGAGCAAATGGCAAAAGGCGTTAGGAAGAGAAAAGTTTAAGAGGACTTAAAACAATGAAAAAGATTTTAGCGTTACTTTTAGCGGTTATCGTTGGGGTACAGACGGCAAGGGCCGATAGTTGTTCAACGGCACTGATGCCTATCTTTACCAACGCGCAGGCTACAAAGCTTTGCGCTACGTTCCCGATCTCAAGCGTAGCACTAGCTACGTTAAGGCCAGGGAGCGATAACGCTTTTGACCTTGGGGCTACCTCTTTTAGCTGGCGGTCGATTTACATCGGTACAAGCCGGATATCCTTAACGTCAGATATTTTAAGAGTTCGCCAGGATGCTAATAGGCTTTTCACTTGGGACGGGTCGAGTGACGCGGCGCTAACAGCAACTTTTGGCGATGGCGGGACGACCGCAACGCAGATACTTGTTTCTAGCGCAAGCACGGCTGACGCGGATGATGATTCAACATGGAGGCTTTGCGGCGGCGGTGCTTACGCATCCGATGGGTCAAGAGGTGCGTGTATCTCGTTACCAGGCGAAGAGGTGGCTGGCGGCGGAGATATCGCTTATGTAGCTGGCGCTTCTGATACCCATGTATTCTCGGCTGGCTCTACTCAGACGATGAGCATTTCAGCAACCGGACTAGTAACGACGGCAGCGGGGTTAACAAATACAACCGGCGCAACTACCAACTCGGCAGCGGCTGATTTTGTTGTCTCAACGTCAGGCGGTACGCTTTCACTCCAGGAAGCGACGGCGGGCGCAGCTTGTTCAGGGACATTAACAGCTAACGGGGCTACGCCTGTAGTTGTCAGCACCACATGCGCCACAACGGGATCTAGAGTGTTTTTATCTCGTACTAGCGCAGAAACAGGCACGGTTAATGCTTGGAAATCGGCACTGTCAAACGGCGTGAGTTTTTCGGTTACGTCAGAGGCCGCCGACACGGGGACTTATGACTGGCTTATCGTACACGAGGCGCCGTAATGAGAAGCGCGATTATTGTAGTCCTTTTATTTGCGGGGTGTTCTTTACAACCGAAGCCTGATCCAGTGGTGGAAATGAAGCTGGATCAGCATACGGTGATATTGAACGCGATCACAGCGTACATCGGCGATTTACAAGATAAGGGCGTATTGCCCAAACCGGAGCCTAAAGAAACATGAAATTAAGGGTAGCAATATCGCTCATCGCCGGGATGTTGTATCTCAGCGGCACGGCAAGCGCGCAAGTGGTGACAACGAAAACCATGGTTGTTGAAGCGGCGCCGGTTGTCGATACGAGTGCTTATGCAACCGGAGAGCTGATCGGCGGGAAGCTGACGCTTTCCAACGCTACGGCGATCAATGTTTTTAGCGGCATCATTAACAACGTTGTGATTATCGATAAAGACAAAGAAGCGGCGGACCTTGATGTTGTTTTTTTTGATACTGATCCGACAGCTACCACGTTCACGGACCAAGCCGCTTTCGATCCAGACGATGCGGATCTTTTGAATATTATTTGCACGGTCAGCGTGACTACAGATGTAGCGTTTAGCGATAACGGAATGAGTTACGCGAACAACGTAAACTGCCCGTTTAGGACTCCCGGAGTTAGTACGATTTATGCGGCTATCGTATCAAGAGGGACGCCGACATATACGAGCTCATCGGATTTGCTTCTTAGGGTCGGAATACTTCAGGATTAGAGGGATGGATGCTCAAGAAATGTTTAATCCTTCTATGTCTTCTAGGGCTCATAAGCCCTAAAGAATCTTTAGCGCGGCCAATCGGTCGCGGCTTCACTGGCGTTATATCAGGCGGCGGAGCGGCTAGTAATTCCGTGTTAGTGCCGTTTTGGTTTGATGGCGCTTCGGTTGGCAATTTTGACAATTCGGCAAATTGGCAAGAGCTATCGGGGATTGCGTCAGCGAATCTAGCCGGTAATGAAGCTTACCTGTGGGTGATTTCAGACTCTCCAGCAAACATGCTAGCGGCTGTTTCAAAGACAAACGCGAGCAATCAAGGCGTTTGGACGCTGCAAACGCCGCCATCGTATGTTGATTGGGAAGATATCGATTCGGCGATAGTCTCCGGAGTGCCTTACCTTTACATATTTGATTTCGGCAATAACGGGTCTGCCGCAGATTCTCGCGGCGCGGGTATCGATATGAGAATCTTCCGGGCTATCGAGCCGACTATCACAGGCGGCAATAGTCAGATTACGTCAGGCAATTACATTCAAATAGATGCGGCTTTCCCAGGCGGTAACCCTCCGGTATCGAGAGACACCGAAACGGCTTTTGTAGAATGGGACACGGGCAAAATCTGGATCATCATAAAGCGCGATGCAACACAGCTAGTTTATTCACTACCTCATGCAGCAAGTTACAGCGGTACGCAAACATTGACCTACGAAGGGACGATGACAGCTATTCCTAGCTCTACGACACAACCCCTTGGCGCAACTCTCACCTATGCGGTTGATGGAGCAATGAATCCAGCGGGGACTGAGATCTTAATCAAAGGCTACGACAAGATGTATTTTTTCCCGCGCAATAAAGCTACGCAAACGGTTATGCAAGCATTGCAGCAATCGCTTGTAGAAGTGCCGTCTTATGTCTCGGGTGGTCATGACACGCCCTATAAGAGCCACCCGAATGCAGAGCCTCAAGGCGAAGGACTTTGCTATTCTAAAGATGGGCGCGACCTTTATTCAAATTCTGAATATCTGGCTAGTGAAGGCGCGACAGCAGCGAGGTACCCGCTTTTTAAATACACGAGAGCAACGAAAACGCCGAACACCACGATCTTTCAAGATGGGCTGACAGTTGCCGGGGCGACGTATGCGGGGACGGCAAGCACAACCATTTGGGACACCAATCCAGCTACTAATTACGGGAATGATGCAACAAACGTTTTAGACAAAGCGATCGGCGTAGAAACAGACCAACGCAAAACGCTTTTAAAGTTTGACCTATCAGCAATTCCTACAACAGCAACGGTTATAGGTTGTCAGCTTGAATCATGGATCGCTGCAGAGGGGCAAGGGTGGACATGGTACAGGATGCTTGTGCCGTGGGACGAAAGCTCTACATACAACTCCTTAACTGGCGGCGTTAATGATGACAACGTAGAAGCATCGTCAACGGAGAGTGCACGAAACGGCGTAAATCTTGATACGATTTTAAACGTAACAGTAAGAGACAATCTTCTTGTGTCTGACTGTCAGGCGATGGTCAGCAATCCTTCCACTAATTACGGATGGCTTGGAGAGAGTACGGACATCACGGGCGGCGATGGTGTTCAGTTCGATTCAGAGGAAAGTGTTACAGCTTCCCGGCGGCCTAAATTAACCGTGAGGTGGTACAATTGAGCACGGTTAAGGCATTGCTTGACGAATTTTGCGACAGAATTAATCAGCCGCGTGAGTCGAGCTATGTTGGCAACACTACGCCAGCAGCGCGGCAGTATGTGTCACTTTTTAAGTACATCGGCGATCAACTCCTCGATTATGCAAATGGTTGGTGGCAGCTAAAAAGAGTTTATGTTTTTACAACTACAACCGGGGTTTCTAACTACCAGTTACCCGGCGATTTCCTTCGGATGCTTACGGGGACACAATGGGGCGTTACTAATCAAATCCCGCTAGCGGGGCCGCTATCAAATGCGCGTCTAGCTTTTCAGACTTACGGCGTTAATATTGCAACGCCTTTCGCTGGCTATCAAGTTAACGGAGCGCAAGGATACGTTTTCAATACTTCGCCTTACACGCAAAGATCAGCCGGATATTTTCAGATTTCGCCAGCGGGTCAAAACGACACGGACCAAAACGCGATCGCTTATACCTCATGTAATTATGTTTGGCCGACAGACTGGGTGTCCGGCCAAGCTTATTCAATCGGTGACAAAGTAACAGGCATTAACAACATATATATTTGCACGGATGCGATCACCACATCGGCAACAAGGCCGGACGCTACAACAGGAACAGATACAGACGGTGACGGCGTATGGACTGTTTACACAGAGCCTTACCCGGTAACAGCAGACACGGACATAGTTCTTTTGGATGACGCGCTTTTTGTTGAGGGGCTTCGGTGGGCTTGGTTCGAATCTAAGCAACAATTCCAAGCTGCAGATAGGCTCAAAAAGAGTTGGGAAACCGACGTAACAAATGCACTAGGGCGGCAAAACGGAGCGATTTTACTTAATGCCGGATACGACACAACGGCCAACTGGGAATGGCCCGTTGTTCCGGTCGGCGCATGGTCAGGAACAGGAGGAGGTTAATAGGTGGCAATTTTTCAAAACGATCCATTTCCGGGGACAGACTACACGCAGTATGCGTCATGGCCGAAAGTCACGACTCCGGACGGGCGCACGTTCTATGAGGTGCCAAACTATCCGGGATATGTCTTTGACCCTGTAGCTTCAAACGCGAGCGGAAGAAAAGTCTTCCATGCTAACCCGAAGCTTTCAATCGAGAAGGAACAGGAGAAGGAAGCGATTTTAAAGCAAGCTGCAGAACAGCAGAACTTTAATTCCAGCTTACCGGGCCAGTTAATACCAGTAGCAGCGGGGACAGCGGGGACGATAGCCGCAGCGGAAGCATTGAGGCCGGGGCCAAGCTTAGTAGATCAGGCGTTAGCGGCTAAGATCAGCGGGACTCCTTTCCCGTCAGTGCCAGGGGTGACGCCTTCGGCATCTGGGGCGGCACAAGCTGCAGCGCAAGGGGCGACAGGAGCGCCAGCAACGCCGAATGTTATCGGAGCCGCTAGGGTCAACGGGGCTGTACCAGTTGGCACGGCGCCGGGCGGCGGGACGATGATGAGCGACGGTTCTATAGTTACAGATCAGTTACCGCCTAACTCTGAAGTCGCTGCAGATGGTTCTATTTTCAACTCAGAAACCGGCCAGATGATCGGGCGGGTAGCTCAAGGAGCTTTAGGCGCTTATCAGATCTATCAAGGCATCGGAGATTTTAAAGACGATAAGATCGGCGGCGTTTTAGGAGTTGGTTCTGGCGCCGCTAATGTAGGGGCCGCTTTAGGGTCTGAAACTGCAGCCGACTTCGCGGCGCCGCTTATGGCGGCTAAAGGCGCGTATGATATGTACGGCGCTTTTCAGCGCGGTGGCGAAGGGATCAGGACATCCGGCACGGAGTTAGGCGCGGGAATCGGTACGATGATCCTTCCAGGGGTCGGCACATTGATAGGCGCCGGGGCTGGTAATCTTCTAGGCTACGGACTCGATAAACTCGGCCTATTCCACAAAACAACTCGGCAAGTAGCGCAGGAGCACACGGGCGATTTGCTCAAAGCGTCAGACGATCCGAGATACCAAACGTATGTCCAGGGGATGCGCGAGCAATACAACGCAGCGCCGCCAGATCCTTCAAAGCCTTTTCATGGCGGTCAATACGGATCTTTTGATGAGTATAAAGCTGCAGGACTCGATCCAAACGACCTAACGGGCGTGTACGGCAATCTTAAAACGTTCGGTCCAGAGTGGGCGAATCTCACACAAGAGCAGCGGGTAGCAGTTACGAAGGGCCTTATAGATGCCGGGCTTTATGAGTCCAACAAAGGAGAGGTTGAGATTACCGATCCAGCAAAAGCGCTAGAAATTAAAAATAATGTGCTCACGGGCTTTAATGTTGGCGCGTCAACAACGGCGCAAGCTGCAGCGCAAGGAGCGACGCAAAAGCCGCCGGTTAATCCGGCTAATGTGATTAATGCCGTTCAGCAAAGCGCTAGGAGCCAAACGAGATCGCCGGGTATCGGGCTAAACGGAAAGCCTATTTTTTATAACGGGTAAAGTGAGCAGTTCAGTTAATCTACCGGCCCCATTTGGAGGGATTAACAAGAAAACGCCAATTGCAGCGTTAAACTCTCCCTATTGTGAAGAGTTGCTAAATTTCAACACAACCGAAGCGGGGATCGAACTAAGAAACGGCGATAGCTTATGGAGTTATGTCCATAATACCGGGCCAGCGACAACGGACACATTTCTTGGCTTTGTGAAGTATGGCGATATCAAGCTTTTTTACGCTGCAGAGCCTAACGCCGGGAATACTCGATATTTTGATATCACTTCCGCCGGGGCGCCATCGTTAGCGCATACGAGCGCAGCCGCTACGATTAACAGCGAGCTTTTCACGCTTTACTTCAATAAGTACGTTTATACATTCGGGCCGAGCACGGCAGGGGGTGACTATTACAATGGATCGGCGTGGGCGTCGTGGACATGGACCTTTCCAACGATTAACCCGATTGGTGGGTGTGCATTTAAAAATAGAGCTTATTTTGTTCCGAGAGGGTCGGCAACTTACGGCTATGGTGGGATCGGGGCGATAACAGGGACAGTCACGGAAGTTGATTTAGCGGGCATTATCCTTGAACAGTCTTACCTCTCAACAATTGCGCCCATTACGATTGTAAATAACGGGGCTACTTTGCAGCTTCTAGCGTTCGCCTTTTTTTCAGGAGAGGTGCTTTTTTACGCCGGGAGCTATCCAGATTCGGCAAGTTGGGAGCTAATCGGGCGCGGTAAAGTTGGTAAGCCGCTAAGTTATAACAGCTCGATAGACTTTCAAGGCGATGCTCTATTGAGGACTCGGATCGGCCTTGTTTCCTTGCGCGATGTTTTCCTTTCGGGTGGCCAGATGGCGACAACAAAAACAGTGAGCGAAGAAATCGATCCAATTTGGATATCGTTGGTGAATGTGATTATCGCTCAAGGCGGATCTACATATAACGAAGCGAGCACGGGCCGTGTTAAGCGTGTTTTTGGTGATTGGTGGCCTTCAAAAAACCGAATTGTAATTAGTTTCCCGATTAAAGTAGTGGATGGCAATTTAGAGCTAGGGAACACCTATTTTGTTTTTGACACGCTAAGAAAATCATGGAGCGTACATCGTTCATTTGGGATTGGAGGAGTGCAAGGGTTAACTCATTTTAAGGACAATATTTATATCTCAGGGGGGGATGTCGCCGCCGCCACCACATACCTAACAGTTATGCAAAAGGAAGGCGGCACTGACTTTCAAGATGACAATTACGATGCAGTCACAAGCACGGATTATGATTTTGAAATGCTCACGGCGCCAATTCCTTTTCCGAAAACAGCCGTTTATCAAGCGAGCTTAATCGAGCCTATCCTAGAATCTGATTTATACGGACAAACTAACTGGAATTTCGTAGTCGATTTTGGAAGGCAGACTAGCGGCGATCAAACGACAGACGCCAGCACAACAGCGGTAGCAAAGCCAGCCGTGAACGTTGGGATGCAAAATATCACTTTTGTTCAAGTCAAAATGTCCGGGACTACAACTAGCGGAAAGTCGGTTGGCTTAGATTTATATAGTTATAACGTTTGGTATAACGCGGGAGAAGTGGGGTCACGATGAAATACAGAAGCAGCAAAGGTACAGTAATCAATATACCTGACGGACTTTCGCCGAAGGAGATCGCCGCAATCAAGGCCGATGCCGATGCGGGGTACGGCACAAGGGCGCAGAAAACAGCGTCTAAGTTGGGGGGCAAACGTGGCAACAAAAACAAGGCGCCGCCAACAGAAGCCGATCCTAACTCGGTGAATGATAATATTAATGATGACGGATCTATTACCAATCCGGAAGATTTAACTAATCAACTTGGTAAGCCGTTCGATCCGAACGATCCATTTTGGCAGGATTTATATAACAAAACCTACGAAAACCAATATTCGTTAGAGACGCGGGGGCTTGATGAGAGAAAGGCCCGTGAAATGGAAGAAGCGAAGCAGGAGGCGGCAAATAGGGGGCTACCTTATGATCCAGGGAATCCAGAAAGCGCGTACGGCAAGGCGCTTAGTGGCGTGACTACTAGGTATGACACGCTTTATGCAAACGCCGCGAATCAAGCAACGTCAGCAGCGCAAGGAGCGTATGCAGCTCAAGGCGGCCTAGCTAACCAAAGCTTTATTGCATCGTTACAAGCGGCGCTTGGAATAAGCGAAGCAGACGCAAGGGCAAAAGCGTTAGAGATTCAAAAGTATGGGATCGATGAAGATACTCGAACCAAACTTAAAGCTATCAACAAACCATCGGGCGGCGGTGGTGGCGGTGGATCGGGTGGCGGCGGCGGATTTGAAATCTCGTAAGGAAAACAATGGCAGACGGCGATTTACTCGGTATTTTAACATCTCCTGACCTGGAGCAGTTTAATCAGACTATCCAGCTAACTGATCCTTACGGAATGGCCGGGCGGTCGCTCGCACAGTGGCAACCGAATTACGGGACGCTTGACGCTGCAGAAGGCGGCATCACGGCATTTAGCAAAGCTTTTTTATCTGGCTTGCTACAGCAATATTCTAGGAACAACGCTTCGGAGCAAGTCGGCAAAGTAGTTAATTTACTTCCGCAGTTGGGATCAACGCCGTACACGGTAGCAACTCCGGAAGGAGTAGATCCGGGGGCGTTCGGGATATTGAGGGGGTCGGCAATACTAAAGAACGCACAGCAGCAAAACGTACTTGACCAAAGAAAAGAGACACGAATCAACTCGCTTTTGCAGTCAATATTGCCGGAAATGGTGCGAGGGCGACAAATTACAACGGATCAGGCGCTAGGGATAGCCACAAGCGACGATCCGACAAAAGCCATCCTAGCAGCCGCATCCAAAACGCCAACAGCAGACGCGGGGCCAACAACTGCAGCCGAATCACTTAATCCGCTATCCTCCGGCAAGCAAGGGACAAGTGAAAAAATCAAAGCTTATTATGTGCAATTCCTTGAAAGCGGGATGCCTCCGACACAAGCGAGCGCAGCGGCAAGGCAGCAAGTTGAGGGGGAGATTAAGGCCAATAACAAATCGTTTGATGACGCAAAAGCAGCGCGAAGTTACGGCGAAAATCTTTTGCAGCTTGCTAATACAGCGAGGGCCGGATTGTCTCAAGCAGGGCAAACCGGGTCAGATCTAGCGAGCGGCTACGAAACATTGATTTCAACGTTATCGCCGATTTTGCCCGGTTCTCAATCAGAAGCAAAACAGCAAGCGGCGGGCGATACTCTTCTCAATTCGATAGCTCCGGACATTATTAAGCTAGCGCGGCCAATCGGGGGCGGGGCTACATCGGACTTTGAAGCAAAAAAATATCTCGGTGCCGGGCCAAGTTCGAGCCTTACGCCGGAGGCTAATGTTCAGCTTATCGAAAAGCTAGAGAATCTCGGCAAACTTAATATGGAGTATGCCGACTTTTTAGAAGCATACAGAGACGCAAACGGCGGAAGCACCACAGGCGCAAATGCAAAGTGGTCACAGTATAAAAATGCTTTCCCGCTATTCGTAGGCGATGGCGACGTTATGCAAATCAATTCGCAGCGGCCTAGCTGGCAAGATTATTTTGCGGCGGTTGGAAGCGGCGAAGATCCAAAGCAGCTTGTAGCGCCTCCTATTTCGCAAGGCGTGAAACCAAGCCAAGCGGCCTTACAAGCAGAAGCGAGAGCCCTTGCTAGCTCCGGAAAGTCACAGGCTGAAATAGCGGCAATGCTTCGGAGTAAATACGGTGGGTGATATTTTCGATGATATCGCCGCACAGGCCGTTGGAGGGGCGCCGCCTAGTGGGCCAGATATCTTTGACCAGATCGCGGCGCAAGCGGTTACCGCAGGGCCTCAAGCTGCAGCCGAGGAGCCTGTATCGTGGCGAAGCGCCATAATGGGGGGCCTTAAAGGCATCGCAAAGTTTGGTAGCGATGTTGTTACAGCACCGGCTGACCTTATTTATAGAGGTGGCAACGCAGCAATAGATCTTGTTACCGGCCAGGATACGGATCTTGCAGGCGGGTATCCATCGGATTATCGAGATAGCTTCGTTGATTTTGTATCGGGCGGAGAAGGCGACAAGGTAACAGAGGATCAATCTAGGCTAGTTGGCAACTTAGCCACAGTCATAGGAGCGCCGAGCCAAGCAAAAAATATAGCTGCAAATATCCCTTTGGTTAGTCGAGTTGCACAGGGCGGAGGGACCGGATCTACGCTAGCGAAACTCCTTTCGAGCGCGATCGGATACGGCACCGAGGGCGCCGGGTATTCTGCATTATTCAATGCAAAAAGCGACAACCTCGGCGAAGACATGGCCGAAGGGGCGGCTATTAATATTGCGATTCCGGCGGCCTTTAGCGCGGCTGGTAGTTTGGCGAAGGGGCTCAAAAGTGGCACATCGGAAGCAGCGCGAAAATTAGAATTAAGTGCCTACGGAGGCAATCAAGCCCTAATCCGAAAAGCTTACGAGAAATCGCCTGAAATCCTGGACGATTTCGGGACTCAGAAGAATCCTCTCACGTTGGCTTTGAATAGCTTTCGCAAGGAAGGCGGCGGGGCTGGCAGCATGGAGGGCAAGGATCTTTTAAAAGAGTTATATTCACAAGAATCAAACTTTGCAAAAAGCCTTGGGTCCGAATTACGGAGTGCTACAGCTAAACAAAAAAATGCAATTGTTCCAGAGTTTAAATACACACGGGAATATATAGCAGGGCTCCCAGGTGTGGCAAAAGAAGAGGCTCAACTTATAGCCGACGAATTAATACCTAAAACTATTAACAATACTGACGGGACGCTTCTTTCCTTACAAGCAGAGAAAACAGGACTTCGGCAAGTAATCAAAGATTCCGCTTACGGGACTACTCAAAACCCAATTAAAACGGAGGTGTTGAAGCGAATCCGAGGAGATTTAAGGCGCACGATCGAAGAAAGTTATGAATCAATAACTGGCAAGTCTGGCGATAAGATTCGCAAACTAAATGAGGAGATCGCCCACAGGGAAAACCTAGAGCCTTTATTTGAAAACCTTCGCAATAGTGGGGAAGGGCGAACGGTTCTATCTTCCGGGCTTCAAAGTCTTAGGACATCAGGAGGAGTAGGGCAACTTATTATTGCCGGGGCCGCCGGGATGGGCGCGGGGGGATTGCCAGCCGGAGTGGCGGCAGTTGGCGCAAATATGTATCTACAATCGCCAGCGGGGAAAAGGGCGCTAGCTAACGGGTTAAGATCGTCTATTGTTCAGGCGCCGATTCAGGGAACCATTCAGGGTGCAAAGATCGGGCCTCTTCTAGGGAAAGTTTTGGCTGGTACACAGCCGAGCGAGACAACTCAGGAGGCCGAAGCGTCTCAAGCTTCCGCTCTACTCGCTCCACCGCTCTCCAGCACAGCCAAACAAACAAGATCGTTAAAAGCTGAATCGCTTCCATCATTAAATCCTACAGCCAGCTCCGGCGCTACTCAAGGGGATTATTCATTTATGAATACGCTGTTTAAAGGCGACAAACTGAAGCCTTCAGAGGCGCAAGTGCTTGAAGAGATTAAGAAAGACCCGGTTGACCATGCGATCGCAATCATGGAATCGGGCAAAAAGGACAAGGAAACAGGCCAGTGGGTGCTAGATCCTAAAGCTAAGAATCCAGAATCTAGCGCAAGCGGCCTATTCCAGCTCATTAAAAAGACAGCCGGGGATCTCGGCGTGAAGGATGTTTTCAATCCTAAAGATAATTACGAGGGCTATAAAAAGTTAAAAGCAGAGACGATCGAGAAGTTCGGAGCTTCCGATCCGTTCACGATTTACGCGAGCCATTACTTAGGCGAAACGACGCTTAGAAAAGTTCTAGATGGAAAATCATTAAGCGAGAAAGAGCGCAAGCAAGTTCAGTATCTCAAGACCGTTTTATTCCCGAAGCTAGAAAAGATTTACAACGGGCTAACTCAGGAATCGGGAGTAGTTGAAGCATGAGCGAATATTTCCGCACTAATCCTAGTAAGATTTATGAGTATGCTTCCGGCGTTTCTAAAGTCGCATCGGTCGCACTAGCGCCAGCAGTCGGCGCTAATCAAACGTTAATCGCTGCAATCACTTCGACGATCATCCGCGTTCACGGGATTTCGTTCCAGTCACAGACAGCGACGCAAGCCGGGATCGTAATCCTAAACGGCTCAGGCGGCACGATCTTGTATCGACTAATTGCGCCAGCCTCTACTTTACCGCCATTTTTATTGCCTATTTGCGATTGTGGATATTTCGAAACGACTAGCGGGGTTGGCCTATTTGGATCGGTCACGACCGGGGACGCTTATATCAACGTTTTTTACACAACTTACTCAGCATGACGGCACCACTACGAACATACCAAAACGGCAGCATTGAAGAGAACAGCGGCGGGGGAGGTGGCGGCGATGGCAAGATCACTGCGAGCGTTCTTTTCAAAATCGGTGTGGCCGTGTCTGGTACCGTACTTACTGTTTTGTTTACTCGCTGGCTTGACCATGTTGACGACGAATTATCGAGTGTTAAAGCCTCTATCGTTGAGATTCGAAAAGAAGCTGCATTACGAGCTGAATCTTGGGCGCGAATGGAAGGCAAGCTTGATTTCTATTTTCAGCGGGAAGAACGAGATCGGAATAATGAACATAAAGGACCTTAAGTTTGATTTGCTTATTAAAGCAGTGATCCAGCAAGAATCAGCGGGGAAGTCTGATGCCGTGAGCCCGGCGGGTGCTCGTGGCGCAATGCAGTTAATGGATGCAACGGGGCAGGAGTGGCACAAGAAACTAAATATTCAAGAGCCCTATGATCCGTTCAATTATCACCAGAATGTCAAAATTGGGACGGCTTATCTTGAATGGCTTTGCAAAGTTTTTGGCGGGAATATTGAGCTAGCTTTGGCCGCTTATAATGGGGGTGTTGGTCGCGTGAGCCAAGCGGTTATCAACGCAAAATCCACAAATTGGGCTGAAGTTAAGCCGTTTTTGAAAGATAAGAAGGGAGAGCCATTATATGAAACTTTGCGATATCCGACGCAAGTTTTAGTTAAATACCAGATGTTAGAGAGCGCGGAAGTATGATCTTCGGAATCGACACGCTAGGCGGCGCAAAATACCCGGATGTGGTCAGAAAGATCGCCGGGCCTGATGTAGCAATTGGCGGCTTTGATAATACTTTCGGGCCTTTTTTGCCAGTTGCAGAGAAGGCGCTAGCGAAGGGATCGCCAGTTGTAAGAATACAAATGCTTTGGAGTGATTCGCATCAGTTCGGCGTTTCAGATATCCCGAAGATCTCGAAAATAGCGCGGCAATATGAGCAGCTAGCAAGAAAGCATATAGGGCAACGGCTTGAGCTATCGCCATTCTGTGAGCACAATCTGAACGACCCGGATAGATATCTTGATATCGTTCAAGGCGAAGCGCCATCATGCTACGCAGTGAACACGCCTTGGAAGGGCGCATTTTCAACGCGATACAAAAATGAAATCCACGGCACGAAAAAACCGCCGAAAGGTGAATACAATTTCAGTTATGACGGGCTGGATTGTTTCAACTCGGACGCTCAGTCTTTTAAAGACATGCACGAAAGAGCGAAGGTGTTTTTTTGGTGGTTCTCACAGTGTAACGGGCGAATGACATCAGCAGATAATACGCCGAGGCCGCAGCGCAAAGCGTGGCCGGATGTGAAGCTTTGTCAGTCTGCATTATACATGAATGACGATCGAGGTCCGGCGAAGCTACCTAGAAATTGGCTTTGGAAATCTCACGCAGAGCAGAAAAAACCAGAGGGAGATCCGAGGGCGAATAAGCCGGTATTAATCACGCCGCTAAAAGTGGATCGATTCCAGCTTGTAAATTCATCCGGGAAGGTGGTTTTGACACTGCCGTATTACGGTAGTTTTGTTGATGGGCGGCATCGCTATTACTCAAGCAAATATGGAATGGAGCTTGGGCCAAATCTCGCGTTAAGAGCTAAGGGGAAAGATTGGGGTGTAGTAAATGCGGGGTTCCGCTTCGGTGGATTCCGCGATTAAGGAGATAAAAGTGAGTAAATACTTATCAAGCAAAACCGTCTGGGGATTAATTGCCGTGGCCGTGCCGTATGTCGATCAGGTGTATCAGTACGCGCTAACGCTGCCCGAAGGAGTGCTGCCTAAACAAGCCCAACTGATCGTTGGCGGCCTTGGTTGGTTGCTCGCTCTTTATGGGCGCAAGGTCGCAACGGGGCCGCTTAAGTAATTAGCGGTGCTTCTTTAGCGCTTTGATCTGCTTTTTTAGCTTTGCATTTTGCGCTAATAAAGAGTTATAGCCACCAACTAGGCTATTATATTGCGCGTTCAGCGAGTTGTATTGTCCGTTAGCCGTCGCAACCGTGGCATCGCAATTGGTTTTTAGAGCGCTACATTCATTTGAAAGCAAAGTATAAGCGCTAGACAAGGCCGAATAATCAACAGAGCACGATTCCGCACTAGCCTTGTTTTCTGCATTTCTACTAATGACGATAGCCATCGTGACGCCGTAAAACGGACTGATCGATGATTGGTTAGTTGTCGATAACCAAGACAGCCCCACAGTCGGCTCATAGCAAAAGCCTGGGTTGCTAAACGCTACATAACATCCGTTCGGCAGACTTTCTGCTTGAACAATTGCCGGGATAAAAAGAAGTGCCAAAAGTAATTTTTTCATGGGCCATATCCTCCGTGATAATTGCACAACTATACTTATGAGCAGCCGCGGATCAATGGTTACTTTCCGAACTCATCATCTATAAGCTTGCCGAACTGATTCCAGCTCAAGCCGGATAACCTCCTTAAACCACTAAGGATATCCAAGCGCATCGACCGCGCCGTTTCTCGCTCATAGGCGTCAATGCCTTGGGTTGTAACCTCTACACCGTCGTTTCGAAGCCGCTTAGAGATGCCATAATTGGTTAACTCAGCGGACTCTCTAACCTTTTCAATCAATTTCATGCTCATAACTTATATTGTACAACTATTTCGTGTTACTGCAAATATATTTGTACAAATATATCTTGTCCGAGCATCAATATTGTTGTACAGTAATTCTTGTACATGACGATATGAATACTGGAGCGAATGAGATGACACGAGACGAAGCAACAAAAATAGCAGCCGAACTAGCAGAGCAAACCGGAGTATACCATTGCGCGGTTAGAGATAACGGCGATTGGTTTTACCCGTCAGGCTGGCATGTTGAGAACGTCAAGGGCGAAGAGATTGACGTTTGCAAATGCGATAGATGCGGGACGGTTGAAGAGCGGGAAGTTATGGGCAGTGTTGGGTCGCTTAAGTATTGTCAAATTTGTTTAGAAGACTAGAGGGAGCTATGGACGAGCAAACAACAGAAACAATCACCACATGGGCAGCGCGGTCGGCGACGATCTCAAAGATCGCGGCGGCATTGAGCAAGGCACAGGCAGAGATAGAAGGGGCTAAAAAGGGGTCAGTTAACCCGCATTTCCGCTCGAAATATGCCGATCTGGGCGCGGTGTGGGACGCGATTAGAGGGCCGTTCACAAAGAACGAATTAAGTGTACTTCAGGAGCCGAGTGCAGCGAATGGCAAGGTAATTGTCACCACTACGGTACTACATTCATCAGGCGAATATTTCCGGTCATCGCTTGAAATCCCGGTTAGCAAACAGGACGCGCAAGGCTACGGGTCGGGGATTACCTACGGGCGGCGCTACGGACTCCAATCGGTCGCCGGTATAGCTCCAGAGGACGACGACGGCAACGCAGCGAGTCAAGGGGCGCCAACTCCTGCAGCCCTTGTTAACAAAGTGGCGGAACATGAAAAAAAGGTTCGTGAGGCAATGGCGCAGCGGCAAACGGTTACAAATGGCAACGGCGAGCCTGTCATGCCGTTCGGCAAGTACGCTGGCAAGCCGATGAAGGACGTTCCAGCCGACTATTTGCAATGGATTTTAGATAACAAGCCAGCACATAAAGCGCTTGCAGAAACCGAGCTTATGCGGCGTGAGGCCGAGGTGATGCAATCGACAGAAGCCGATGAAGACGACTTACCGGCGGAGTGGAACACGAACGTATGAAGCTAAAACTATTCTGGCTTTTGATAGCAATCGGCGCTTGGGAGTGCGTGATTTTGGAATATTGGCAACTAACGGGGGAACTATGACAAACGAAAACAAACTTCAGGAAACAGCCGCTAAGGTCGCAAACAATTTTGCAATTGAATTGGGCAAGGCGATTGTCCGAAACAATTGTGAAAGGTCTAAGCGGCGTTTCTTGAGGGTTTTAGACGAACTAACAAACGGGGGGAACCATGTTAATCGGAAGGTATGTCACGATGTTGATTCTAGCAGCGGCGATCTTAAGTCTTAACGCTTGCAGCTTTAAACTTGAGTTTGGCTATCACGGTGAAACCGGGGTAGATAACCGAACGGCTACGCAACAAAAGAAGGGGTAATCATGGATAGATTAAAAAACTTTTGGCAGTGGTACCGGCAAACGGCTTGCATCTTGGGGGTTCCGCTACTTTTGGGCCTGATAGTGATCGGGACTCAAAGAACGGTGGCAACGTTCACATGCGAAACGGTCGGCTGGAAATGTGAGTCTGCTTTTGGTGCTTCGGATGCGGTCGGCGATTTCATGGCGCAGCTTGTCGACTCAAACCCGAATGTTGATATCGTGGCAAAACCGAAAAGCAAGGGGCGTTAACTTTACCGGGCCGCGCTAGTTTAGGCGGCCTTTTATGTATTTTATAGTTGGGATTAGCAGTTTTCCGGGGAATCCGTACAAAGATTATAGAGAGGGGCTTGACAAAAAATATGGTATTGACGCTGGTCAAACTGAGACGCCAAGCATGCATATCAAGCAAGCTTTACGCCTTTGGCTTTTCAACAAAGCCGGGAATACAAAAAGTACGTATGGCCAGATTGTCGCCGATTGGCTCTCTCATGTCCCGCATGACCGAATGTTGGAGCCTACTACAAGAGACGTTTACGAATATCTTGTGTATCTGGAGCGGAAGAAAGGCACAAAGACGCGAAACGATTTGGAAGGTAATTTTTGGCCCTCAACGATTCGGAAGTACATCACTTGTTTACGCTCTTTTTATAACTTTCTAGTGACTACAAACGCGGCGGAAAGTAACCCATTTTTAGATCCATCATTCGACCTTGGCATGTTCAAAGTTAGCCAGAAAAGACCAACGGAATTTATAGAGTTTGACGCCGTGGAGCGCATCCTTGCCGCGTACTCAGAGCGTGACGGCAAAACCGGGATCAGAAACCGGGCGATTATGGCCGTGCTTTTCGGTACGGGCCTCAGAAAGTCGGAAGTTAGAAACCTACTCCTTGGTGACGTTCGCAAAACGCCAGCGGGGACATGGTATGTACATCTCAGACACACCAAGTCTAAACGCGATAGAAGCCCGGCATTAGGCGATTGGGCCTTAGGGCCTATGCTCACCTATCGCCAACAACGAATCGACGAAGGGGCGAAGGATTCAAGCCCTTTATTCGTGGGCTATGAGCAGTCAACGGAGCGCCCGGCACAAGTTCCGATGGCGCCGAAAACGCTCTACCTGATTTTCAAATACGCAGCGGCTAGGGCTGGAGTATCTAGCGCCGCAACTTTTCATAGTGGCCGGGCAACGGTTGTTTCGAAGCTGTTAAACGATGGCGCGGAGTATCGAGAGGTCCAGGAAGTGACGGGCCATTCATCGGTACAGATGGTTGAGAGCTACGACAAACGACAATACGGGCCGGATAAGTCGGCGACTAAAAAATTGGGGTGGGGCGATGGATCGATTTAAGTTTAGAGCTTGGAAGCCGTCAGTCAAGAAAATGTTTTACGATGTCCAAAGTATTTACGATCCAGGGGATTGGTCGGAATATGGGCCGCTCAAAGCAAATTGTTTTGGCTTCTTGCTAGGGCACGCTACGGACCCGATCGACACGGATGATTCGGTTGTTATCATGCAATGCTCGGGCGTGAAGGATAAAAACGGGAAGCTTATTTATGAGGGAGATGTGCTAGAAATTGTCAGCGTCAACGACTGGAACGATCGGGGCGTGCTCGCATGGGATGGGGTGCATGCTCGCTGGCTGATGAAAGACGTTAGGCGTAAATGGTCCGATGGGCCATTTGATGGCGGGCGCTCGAGTTACTCCGGGATATTCTACAGTGACGCCGAAATCATCGGCAACATTTACGAAAATCTCGATTTAATCGAGACAGAGCAAAAAGATTGCAAGAAGTGATGTTTTTTATTGCGACGTTTTCACTGTAGGGGTAATGTAAAAAAACTAGATCGAAGTCTGATCTGGATCATAGATACCTTTCACAAATTGCGCTAACCACGCGCCGCCAGTCGCAAAGTTGTATGAATAGCGACGCCAAGAATCGAACTTGGGACCTCAGAATTATGAGTTCGGCGTATGGTGGGGGCGTACAAAACTGAAAGGTATCGAGGGTTTAAAAAAACAGCCTCGATACTCGAAACGGGCGGCGATTGCCGCCACATTTCAAGGGCGAGGCACTTTCTAGGGCTAACTAGCAAGTGTCAACACCACGTAAAAGATACTCCAAAATCAAACCAAACGCTACGCCTGAAGAACGAGAGGCCATTAGAAAAATGCGCCAGCGTGATGCCGTTCGCAAATATTACGCCGAGAACCGGGAAGACCTACGAGCGAAAAAAAAGGCATGGAAAACGGAGCTAGGGGCAGAATTTAAGAGAAGGCAATTAGAATACTCGAAGCGCTCTATGGCCCGATACCCGAAACGGGAGCGAGCGCGGCAATTAACGGCAAATGCCATCGCTTGTGGCAAGTTGAAACGCAAACCATGCGTTGTTTGCAATAGCTCCCCAAGCGACGTGCATCACTTAGATTACGGCAATTGGGCTGAAGTTATGTGGCTTTGCCGCAAACACCATCTCGCATGGCATAGGCTTTTCATTCCGGAGGGCCTATGAGTCGCGTACAACTAAAACATCTTCTTTTGGATGTCGATTTTTTCGATAAGCCGAAAGTACGAGCCTTAGCATACAAGCACACTCAGCTTGCCGTTCTTTTATACATCCGCTGGCAGCTTCTTATGTCGCGTGCGACTGACGCGTTAGTAACGCGTGACTCACTCGCATCGGTTGCACATGAGGTGCTTGATGGCCTTGGGACCGCAGTAGCAACATTCGAATCGGTTTTGGATTACTGCCTTAAAACAGGGATGATTGTTCAGGTTGGCCCGGATTCTTTCAGTAGTGAACGAGTAATTAAAGACCAGGAAACATGCGCTATTAAGCGGGCTGAAGGAGCTGAAAGACAAAAAAAATATCGAGCGAAAAAAGAGGATGTTAGTAACGCGTTACTAACGCGTTTACCTGTAACTGTAACTGATATTGTATCTGAAGATCTAAAGAAAGGATCGTCTCTCGAAATCCCAGAATCGTTTGACTACCCGGATGTTCGCCAAGCGTTAGCGATGTGGACATCAAACCTTCGCAAGCACAAACGTAACATCGACCAGATCCAGATTGAGGCGCTTTGCGCTAGGTTCGGGACACCTAAAAAGCTTGTCGATGCGATTCGGTACTCTTGTTCACTTTCTAAGTGCTTGAACGTAATAGACCCCCCTGAAAAATCACAAACGCAATCGAGAGCAGGGCCAGGCGGCCAGATTGTTGGGAGCATCGCCGCGAGCGATAGCAGACATCCGGCGTTGGTTGCTCAACGGCAACGGGACGCGCAGGAAAAGCGGGAAATGTTAGCAGCCGGGAATATTTTAAGAGGGGTTCTTAAATGACCGAAGAACAACAAAAAGTTAAGCGGATTTTAACCGAAACTGAAGATAGAAAAGCTTACGACGACAAAATGAGGGCAGAGGGGTTTGTTAAGGTTAGGCAGTTTTTGGGGAACGGGCGTTATGCCGTTCGTTGGCTACCTCCGAAATATCAACTGCGGGTTGATGAGGAGCTAGCATGAGCAACCAACTAGACATTTTCAGCTACCCCAATTCGCCTGGATTTAAAAAAGCCGGGACAAGCAAAGACGCTGCAAAGAAAGCAAAGCCGAATCAGCGTGATTCGTGGCGCAAGATCTTGGAGGTTTTAAGGCGCTACCAATTCACCAGCGATGAAGTTGCCCACGCCTTGCAACGTTCAATTTTGTACATCCGTCCGCGAATCTCGGAGCTAGTAGCTAAAGGCTTAGTAGTCGATTCGGGAACGCGGCGCACTAATGACAGCGGCCAATTCGCTACCGTTTGGAGGGCAGCATGATCCGGCGTTTCAGACTTTGGCTATCGGCTAAGATTTTAGACAAGCGGGACCGCGAAATTATCAGCGAGCAACTGCAATTTGCGTCTTTAGTTGTTCGGCGATGTGGGCCTGTTTTTGTGTCGGTGGTTTTGGACGAAACGAAAAAGATTTGGATTCAGCAGCATGATGAGTACGAGGGTATTTTAGAGGGGCCGATACAATGAACACATATGTTTTCGCGGCAGGAGTTTGGTTGATAGTAATTGCATTGGCGGTATTTGTCGGCAAGGTTTGCGATCTTGGTGATACCGACGAGTGAGACACGACGACTACGCACAAAAAGCGAGAGACATAATCCACAATGTCGACGATCTGCGTAAGTGTTTGGAGGATGCAGGGATGCCAGATGTGCCTATCTGGGATGTGGGGAAGCTTCCGTCTGAGGAGGAATTGCGAGCAGTGATTAGAGCGTTAAACGATAGCGAAGCAAGGAGCAAAAATGACAGCGAAGAAAGTTAAGCGCAAAAACAAGCCGGATTTAACGGTGCGGAATGCGAGGAGTTACAACAAAAGGCTAGTGGAGTTGGAAAAGTCGCTCGGCAATCTTCGGATGGTTGCTTTCGGTATCTATCATCTTATCGAGGACTATGTTTTTCGGGGCAAAGTGCCGTTTCCGAAGAGGCGCAAATGAGCGACTATTCATTGGATTTGTAGATCACGATTCCAGAAATTCTGGAGAACTAACTAAGCCGGGAGGGAGAGAGTGATGGAAGAAGATTTTATAATTAAGCGGTGGGGATCGCCGGAATCGTACTTCGAGGAGTTGGAGACATTTTTAGAGACGCACGAAAAAGCAGATTGTCAGACTTTCGATAGCAATAAAAACCTAGTCGGAGTCACTTACTATTTTGGGCCGTACTTAGTGGCAAAAGAGCACATTGAATTAATGGAACGCATAGCTGAAGCCAACAAACCGGAGCCCGGAAAGGAAGGGAGAGAGTAATTATGGAGGAGCTAAGGGCATCGTTACGGCGTCGAATGCAAGCTGATCGCATGAGCTATCGCGATGTGGAACAACTGACAGGAATTTCCGCTTCCACACTTTGCAGATTCGACAATGGCAAGCTGCTTACCTTCAAGAATTTTGACAAGCTCAACGATTGGTTCAACGGGAAGATATCGATCAAGTCTAATCCGATTAGCGTCAAGCGTTTCAGAGTTGGTCGCAAAACATTCCTTGTAACGATTGAGGAGATTACCACCAAACCGGAGCCGACAAATGAGTGAGCTAAGTCCAATAATGAAAGCAGCTCTACACTTAGATTGCTATGTCGCGCTACACCCCGCGACGGAGAAAGGCAAAATCGTGGGCGTTACAGCGTCATTACTCGACAACAACAGCGCAGAGTTACGGTTTGAAGGGCCGGTAGCGGCAACCGAGCGCGAAGCACTCGACAACTTATATGCGAAATTAAAGGAGGCGGTTAGTGGCTGAGAAACCGATAGGCGTGAAAATAAGCGAAGCGGCGAGGGAGTATTCCGAAGGGCATGAGCGAGAGTGTGAATACACCTGGCACGATCTCGCTTGGGCGTTTGATGACGGGGCAGCGCATGAGAAGGAGCGCATACTTAAGCGCCTCAACAAATGGGCTGACGATCATTGGATTCCTTCGCCAACAGTCGACGATAGTTTTTGGCAAAACGACTTAATCAGAAGCCTCAGAGCTACAATCATCGAGGGCGAGAAATGAACTGCCGAGATTGTGGAATAGCGATAACCGATCCGGGGCATCCTTGGCAGAGGTGCGTTAAATGTCATGCAGAATGGGAACGGTTAGTTACAAACTTCCATCCGGCAATCGTGGCACAAATCGAAGCAGCTGTTAAAGAGCTTGAAGCGGAGAGAGCGCCACCTGAGAAGCAGGGCCAAAGCTCAAAGGAGGAAGAAAATGGGTAAGCATGCCCCGATGTTAGGACAACGGTTTGGGCGGCTTACCATTAAAAGGCTCCACAGCAAGACATCCCATCACAGGTGGCAATGTTTATGTGACTGCGGAGAAACCACAATAGTTACTACTCCAAAACTTAAAAGCGGCAACACAAAATCGTGCGGCTGTTTGCGTCTTGAAATGCTTCGAGCGCCGCGCCCGTGGCAGCAGAAATCGGAGAAGGCACCGAAAACATGGAAATCATCGCGAGAGTATGGAATTTGGAAGGGGGTGATCAGACGCTGCTATGACCCAAGAGGGATGGGATACCACAATTATGGCGGCAGGGGGATTCGCGTCTGCGAACAGTGGCGAAACGACTTTCAGGAGTTTCTGCGAGACATGGGGCCAGCGCCGTCCAGGAAGCACACGATTGATCGGATCGACAACGATGGAGACTACGCGCCCGGCAATTGTCGATGGGCTACTAAACTCCAGCAGGACAACAATAGGCGCACAAATCACAAGATTCTCTACGGAGGGACCACAAAAACGCTAACTGAGTGGGCGAGAGAGTTGGGGATTGGCGCGCACAGGCTATCAACTCGCCTCAGTCGCGGCTGGACCATAGAAGAAGCGTTTACAATTAAGAAATCGCATAGATGGAATGGAAGGAAGGGGGCAAATGACAGACGACAATGACCCGGACTACTGCGGACTCGGTAAGCTTGTCACCGGGGAGCATGACCCCTTTTGGGAAACCAGTTGCAAACCTCATGACAAGGCTTTCCAAGACTGGAAGGACGGCAAACCATCGAAGGGCTTAGTCAGAACCACAGCCGATTGGGCGGTTAATTGTACCAAAGTGTTTGCGCGTGGCGTTTGGGCTGTTGTCGGGTTCCCGTTTTACCTGATCGGCGGGGGCTTAGGCGGCATGCTGAGGTGGAGATTTATCAGGCCGGAGATTAAGCAAGACAAGCCAGGGGGCGAAACGTTTTGAAGCGCAGCGCATTCAAACCCCGAAAGTGGAACAAGTTTAGAGCGGTCAAAACCTACGTTGATGGAATCAAGTTCGATTCAATGCTAGAGGCAGGGCGCTATGAACAACTCCGACTCTTAGAGATGTCAGGCGACATCAAAGATCTAGAGATACAGAAGCAATTCAGCTTGTCAGTGAATGGCCGCCAAGTTTGCGTGATAATTCCCGATTTCGTTTATTGGGAGAAAGACGAATTTGTAATCGAGGACGCGAAGGGAGTCATTACGGATGTTTTTAGAATCAAATGGAAGTTAATGCAGATACTTTACCCGAATTTTGAGTATCGGATTTATCAGAAAAAGAAACGGAGGGCGGCATAAAGAAAAAGCCCTTAACCAATGCACCGGCTAAGGGCCAGAATGAGATAGAGAAAAGGCGTCTGTCTTGCAATTAAAGCCTAACATATTTAGGGGGCTAACTTGCAACCAGCGAAATCACCACAGATTGATGAGCGCCTATGCGAAGAGAATCCAAATCCGGCAGAGGTCAGTTTACTAGCGGCAATCTTAGAAAGAGCAATTTCGGATATACTCGGCGCGGTAATGCCGTGCTTCGGCAATCGCCAGAATGTGATCCGAGATGCCGAGAAATGGCTTTTAAGCTCATCACTAGAAAGCATTGACGCCGAGCCTTTTACCTACGCTTGGATCTGCGAGCATCTATGTATCTGTCCTCGCAAACTTAGAGTCCAACTAATCAACGATCTAAAACGCGGGAGAAAGTATACCCGCGATGGCCTTTGGCGCCGGTCTGCTAAAGAACGGTGGTTCTCGATCGCGCATGGAAATCATTAACATAGCTCATAAATACTTAATTCTGAAAACAGGATTTTAACAGGTGGGCGGCAAGTTCAAACCGGGGCAATCCGGCAATCCCGGCGGACGGCCAGCGGATTCGCCCGAAGTTGCAAAAGCTAAGGAGCTTCTTAGAAAGCTTTGCCCGAAAGCGGCGGAGGTGGTCGAGAAGTGCCTTAGAAGCAAGAAGTTTGGCGAGCAGAAATGGGCGGCTGAAACAATTTTAGGCTACGGCATAGGCAAGCCAGCGCAAGCGGTGGAGTTTTCAGACAAAGGCAATGAACAGCTAGCCGCAATTTTAGAGATCGTTAGGAAAGATCCGAAGTGAGGGAGTCGAGAGTATCAATCCCGGATTTTCATCCGAAGCAGGAGCTTTTTTACGAGAGCGAGGCAACGAGCATTTTGCTGGGCGGCGATACTCGTGGCGGTAAAACCGGAGGGCTTAAGCTAGCGTTAGTCCGTTGGTGCGCGTTAATTCCGGGGCTTCAGGTCGATATCTTCAGGCTTCATGAGGACGATGTGATCGGGTCATATATGCGCGGGGATTTCTCGTTTCCGGTCCTGCTTAATCAATGGGTTAAGGACAAGCTAGTCACGATGAACCAAACTGAAATTAAGTTTTGGAATGGCTCATATATCAGCTTAGAGCACTGCAGCACTGACGGCGCGATGTCTAAGCACCAAGGCATACCGAAGCACATCAGGGTATTTGATGAAGCTGGCCAGATTCCAGAGCGCCGCATGAGGTGGCTTACCGGGTGGATGATTTTAAACGAAGACATGAAGGCCAAGCTTCCGGAAGAATACCGCGATAAGTTTCCGAAAATAATCTACCTTTCGAATCCGCTAGGGCCGTCAAAGCCGTTTCTTAGGAAAACATTCGTAAAAGCTAGGCCAAAGTTTTCGGTCGAAAAAAAAGGTGCATGGAAACTGCAGTACATACCTTTCCGAGTTGAAGACAATCCTTCGGAAGATGCCGAGATGACGCGGTTGAGAGTTGCGGATGCCGTGGATGAAGCGACGGCGAAAGCGCTTCTTAACGAAGATTGGGACGCACAGACAGGAAATTACTTTTCAGTCTGGGATTCTGACCGGCATGTAATCAAAGATTTTGTTATCCCAGATTTTTGGCTTCGTTTTAGGACGTTCGATTACGGCAGCTATGAGCCTTGGGCGTGTCTTTGGTGGGCGGTGAGTCCAGGCACAGAGGTCAATGGAATTTACTTACCTAGAGGCTGTTTAGTCTGTTATCGAGAGTGGTACGGATGCAAAGCCGAGCATCCGCAGCGTGACGCAGACAAGCTCATTACAAATTTAGCGCCGGAAGGCTGGTCTAACGCTGACATGGCAAACGGCATCATTGACCGGACCGAAGAGAGGTTCGACGGCCAGCCAACTTTTACCGACAAATTTCCGTTCAATAATCTTGGTGGCAGAACTATCGCCAAGGAGTTCAAGGATGTTGGCGTACTTCTCACGCTAGGGGATACAGATCGCAAGAATCGCGGCGCCCAAACTACCTCAAAGCTTAATGGCTTAAAGCTAATCGCCGGGTCAGATGAACACTGGCCGATGATCGTGTTTTTCGAATCCTGCAAATACTGCCAAGACTATATGCCGATGATTGAGCGCCATCCGAATGAAGGGCGCTTATGGGATTACGCCGAAGACGGGGAAGCAACTCACATAGTTGATTGTGTGACGCTAGCGGCAATGGTCAATAACAAAGTTTACGATGCGCCGACGACGACAGAGGAAAGTGTTAACGCGGCATTAAAAGATCCTAAGAACACAAGGAGATCGGTCAGGGATCTAGTACCGGAGTTAACATTCTAAATGGCGAAAAGTAGCAGCGCACTAACGGCGCTTGATAAGCAAGTTCTAAATGATGACACGCTAACGATTGCGGATGTCAAACAGTTTATTATTGACGCTAAAAAGAAGCGTGAGGACTATATCAACGTTGCTAGCCGGTCATGGAATGAGATCGAGAAGCGCAACAAAAAGGGCAAGCTTTACGGCGGGAACGATTTAGATCAGCGGCGAAGATGGACTAAATTTCCGCTTTGGTGGTCATGTTGGAAGATTCGGCAGCCGATCACACTAGCGCGGCTTCCTATCCCGGTGCTTAAAGACACTCAGGGCGATGATCCTTATGGCCGCACGGCTTGCGTGGTGGGTGAAAGGCTTACACGCGGGATACTCAAAACCTTTGAGGCTTTACCGGAATTTTCATCAGCTAACGATGATTTCTTAGTGACTAACTTCGGGTGGGGCCGCGTTTTCTATCGGAATGAGGAATGTGTAGAGGATGAGAAGATCCGGCTTCAGGTGGTAGAGCCGCCGCCGATGGAGCCTCAGATGGGGCCGGACGGCCAGCCAATGCAGCAACAACAGCAGATGCCACCTATTTTCGTCACTCCGGACGGTGAGCAAGTAGAGAATCCGTTACAAGATGAGTTTGGGCCGTATATTTTATCAGGCCAGGAAGTCACGATTGATAACGAAGAAGTTTATTTCGAGGCCGGTCTATATTCGGGCCTTTATGTTGACCCAGATGTTACGAAGTGGAACAAGGTCACGCGATTAGCGTTTGAATATCAATACTCATACAGAGAGTTTAAGCAAAAGTTTGGTCAAGCGGCTTTAGATAAGTTAGCGCGTACAGATATCGAGGAGCACCGGACCGGCAAGCCGATA